AGAAAGTAAGTAAGTCTGAAATCTATTTAATTCTTTTCTGTAGTTTATAACAGTATTTATAGAATAGCATCTAGTATATTGAATATAATCTAAATATTTTTTTATCATTTGAATTTAATAAAAAAGTAAAATCATTATAATAGACTCTACTTTTTTTCTCCCACACAATTATATATTTTATAAATAAGTCAATATCTACTTGCAAGGTAAAATCTGAATTTTATGATAACTAAAAATTATCAGTCAGATTTCTATTTTTCTCTTTAGTAAAAAAGTGTTGAAAAGTAATTTTTCAGGAGTATAATTGTAGTAGTGGTAAACAAAGTGAGTAGAGCCTTGATTTATATCAAGGCATTTTAGCTTATGGTAAAAAAAGCAAAAAAAAGAAAAACAACTCTAGCAAATAAATGCGATAAAAAATGGAGTTATCTTGTAAAACTAGCACGAGGTAATAAATGTGCCTATTGTAATAAAAAAGAAAATCTTAACTCCCATCATTTATTTACTAGAACTAATTATGCTACTAGATTTGATCTAGATAATGGTATATGTTTATGTTCATGACATCATACATTATCTAGCAAATTTTCTGCTCATAAAACTCCACTAGAATTTGCTGAATGGATAAAGGAATTAAAGGGAGAAGAACGATATGACAGCCTTAAAAGAAAATCAAAAGGAATACGAGATGGAGATTATGATAAAGTTATAAAATACTTAGATGAACAAGAGGAAATACTGACTAAAAAAAGTCAGGATTTTTATTTTGATAAATAAAAAGGATAAAATGAGATGAGTTAAGTTTGATTATAATTCTCTTATATGAAAGACATATAATTCTATTCAGATTATCTGACTATGAAAGAAAGTCTGATACCATCAATGGCTTTTATGAAAATGCTTATTATGTTGAAAGGTTAGAGATTTTAGAGCTTATGAAGTTCTAAGATGAGAGACTAGATCATGCGAATGTATAAATAAAAAACATAAAGATATTATATGAGAGAAATACTGAAGACTTACTATTATTTCAGAAGAGCCTAAAAGATGATGAAGAAGAATGGTAAAAGCTGAATGTGAATGCTGAAAAGTTATTACTACTTATCTTCAGTCTCTTATAGACTGACATACAAAATCATGCTGATGTATCTTTTACGATAAAATGAGAGCAAAGAGAAAATATGAAGATCAACTTACTAGAGATATGAGGATCTACACTATATGGTGTGATTTACAATGAAGAGTAAAAGGTAGACATTCTAAGAAATACTATTTTGATAAATGAATCAAATGCAAATGGAAGAACTTTGATGAATTTTATAGAGATATGAAAGAATCTTATATAAATCATGTAGCTCAGTATTGAGAGAAAAATACCACAATAGACAGAATAGACTGTAATTGAGATTACTGTAAAAACAACTGCAGATGGGCTACATATAAAGAGCAATATCTCAATAGAGACTGTATGAAACAGCCTTAATTTTATTTTCTTAAAAACCTATCATGTGAAAAACTATCAGCGAAAGTGAGAAACTTGTACAGCTTACTCTAAACAGAAAGTACACGGAACTAGAAGAAAAGGATAAGCAGATCGCACAGCTCAAAAAGGAACTAAACTGCCTTAAACTCCAACTGCAAGAAGATAAGGAGACAATATCACAGTTATGTAAACAGCTTTCTTATTTATCTCTTAAACAAAAACAAAATGCCAATTAACTTCCAAAGATGAGATAAGAAATACTACTATCAAATCCATTGTGATAGACAAAGAGCAATGTGAAACCATCCAACAAGCTATTCCAACTTTGTGAATAGATTAAGAAACTGAATGTCTCTCCATGATGCTATCTATCAGCCAAGAGTAGAGAGACAAGTAAGAGATATAAACAAAACTCCGATACAAGATTTAATAAGGAGAAAGGTAATAAACCAACAAGAGAATATTCAGATTTTAGATTTAGATCATTTACGAGAATTAGAGATGTGAAACACTATCAAGATGCCAAAACCAAAAAAGAGTTTACGAGTCAGATTTTTAGAACTTTTTAAGAAGAACTAATGAAGAACTGTTTAAGATGCTGAAAAGAGTTCCCTACTAAATGACCAAAGAAATATTGTCTCCAATGTAGTAAAATAATCAATAAGGAACAGCAAGAGATTTGGAGAGCTAAACATAAACACTAATCAGATTTATTTTATTTCTATACTTATGAAACGATTTCTAGACAAAATGAATCAGAGATTTAAGCTCTACTTTAGATGAAAGTATGTCTGAACATATAGAATGTGGCGAATGCTTTTTGTTGAGATAATTCTGATTCTAGTATTATTCCAATTATTCTATTGGTTAAATATTATTTTAGTTCATTTTTGTAAAATTCTAAATGCCTAAGCAAAAGCAAGATTATAGTAAATTAAAAAAGGAATTTCTGGCTTCTAAGTATCATGAAGTTAAAGCTTTTATTACTGATAAATGACTGTCATATAATTCTGACCGAACTAAAAGAACTAAGTGATGGAGTAAAGAGAAGAAAGAGTTGAAAGCTAAAGCTACAGAAAAAGCTATCGCTAAGCTAGAAGATAAGCTTGCAGCTAAACTAGAGCCATCTACTGAGTTTTTACTGTGAAACATCAACAAAGCGATAGAACTAACTGCAAGGAAATTGGAGCAGATGGAAGAAAAGGATTCGATTAATGTGAAAGATTTAAACACGATATGGAGCATGAATAGAATCCAAAACTGACAGCCAACGACTTATGTAAAGGAGGAAAGCGATGTAAATCAGAATGTCAGAATAGAGTGAATCCACATTATTTTATGAGGTAATCCTGCTGATAATTCAGAAAACAATAACCCAAAAGAAGTATAGTTTAGTTTAATCTTTGTCAACAAAAATGAAACTTATAGCTTACACAAGAAAACAGATAGCGAATATGTTATGAATATCCGAACAGCGAGTAAAATCTAGTAAAAAAGTAATAGAAATATGAGTGTGGAGTAGTAGAAGCCAAAAGTATGTAACTAGATATATTCTAAAATCAGAGTTAAAGGAACTCTTAATAAGAGAAATAAAAGATTAGTTATTTATTTTATATCAATGTCAAGTAATGGCTATTGCAGAAACAATAGAGGTAGTACAAAAACAATACTTGGATGCTGAAACTGTAATCTGTGAGTTTATGGCGATTCAGACATACGATGAAGATAATCCACCTACTTACAAAGATTTTAATCTGCAGGAGTTCCATGACTTTGTTGCAGATAAGATAGAAGCTTTAGATCCTATTATATGAAAGAAAAGATGACCGTATCAAACGACAAAAGAATAAACGAGATATACAAATATCTCAAATCAGATTTAACTAACTGTGTAAAGTACATGAGAAGAAATAAGCCTGAATTAGTTAAGGAGTATTTCAACACAGATAAGCGAGAAGAAATAGAAGCACAATTACAAGTAATCTGTAAACCTTTTTCTGACATCCAAAAGATTCAGATTTCAAAGGTTATTACAGACTTACATACTTTTTATATTCCTACTGATAACAAATGACTATCGAAGAAATCAGAGAAGAACTCCAAAACAAAATCCACGAATTAGAGTGGAGAAATACTGTAAGGAGTTTAGAGCTTATTACTTGGATGCAAGAGATGTTAAGGAAACTAGAAACTAAACCTGATCCAATTAAGAAAGAGGTAAAAGTAGAGCTTCCTGAAGAAGAAGTTAAAGAGGAGAAGAAATCTGCTCCTAAAAGAAAAATCGTTTTTAAAAAGAAATAGTTAATCAATGTATGTAAATTTTTATGCTACAGAGAAACAAGCAGAAGCATTAAAATATCGATACGATGACATAACTACTGAAATCTGATTCTGATGAGCTGCATGAGGTAGTAAATCTTGGTTATGATGTTTTGCTGTTTGGTCAGCTTGTATGGAATATCCATGATCTAGATGGGTAATCTGAAGAAAAGAGCTTGTTAATCTTAGAAGAACAACTCTTGCTACTTACCAAAAGATTATGGCTTACTACAACATTCCAGAGCCTGATAGATGACAGCTTAACAGTCAGACTAATACTATTAGATTTCCTAATGGTAGTGAAATTATCTTACTAGATTGTGCAGCTCAGCCATCAGATACAGAATGGACTAGATTCTGATCTCTTGAGCTTACATGAGCATTCATAGATGAAGCAAATGAAGTAGATGCCAAAGGTATTGAGATGCTTAAAACTCGTATCTGAAGACAGAACACATTTACAAAGAACTGACAGACAATTAAAAAGCATCCAAAGTTTTTGGAATGTTTTAATCCGAATAAAGGTCATGTTTATAACGATTACTATTTGCCACGAAAGAATGGAACATTGCCTAGTTATAGAAAATTTGTAAGAGCTACTGCATGAGATAATCCATACTTACCAAAGGAATATATCGAACAATTAGAGAGAAGCGATGAGATAACGAAACAAAGACTGCTCTACTGAAACTTTGATTACGATGATACTCCATGAAAGTTATTTAGATGGGATGAGATTTCAGATTTATTTACTTGTAATATTCCATCTAGTGAAGAAACATATATTACTTGTGATGTTGCTAGACTATGAGATGATATGACTGTCATTGTAGTACGAAAAGGATTAGAAGCTGTAGAGATTAAGAGTTACAACTGAAAGACTACAGACCAAACAGTAGAAGCTATTAGAGAGCTTGAAAGATATTATAACTGCAGGAGATCAAATATTTGTATAGATTCAGACTGAGTCTGATGATGAGTATGCGACCATCTTAGAGGATGTGTTAATTTTATGAATAACTGAACTCCTATAGTACAAAAGGATGAGCATAGGAATTATGCCAACCTAAAAACTCAATGCTACTTTAAACTAAAATACCTTATGGAGAAAAGGGAAATCAGAGTTAATACTTCATGAGAGATAAAGGATAAGCTTCAGAATGAACTAGATAATATATTGGTAAAGGATTTAGAATGAGAAAATAAAATCAGACTAGAATCAAAGGAAGATATGAAAAAGAGGTTATGACATTCTCCTGACTATGCAGATGCGATAATGATGAGAATGTATTGGACTTTATGAAGACCTTACTCTCCTGTTACACATACAGAAGTGATTACAGTAAATTTTGATGATATGCTCTACTAAAAATTAAGTTGCATTTGAAATTTTCAGAATATAATACCAATTGAATTTATATTACATAACTAAGCATGGATAAGTCAGCAATACTCACTCAAATACAAAGAGAATATGCTTTAGGACTAAACTATGTAAGACCTGTAAGAATCAGATACAGAGACAGAATAATGAAATGGAATCCACAGGCTACAAAGTCTGCTAAGATTATCAATATCAACATGATTTGAAATTACATAGATACTCTTATTGCTAGTTTCTTCACTAACTGAGTTAAATGTAAATTCATATCTAGAAACTGATGGGTATGAGAAGAAGAAGCTCAGAATTTAAATGCTGTTGCTGAGTTTGATGAAAGAGAATGAGCTACACAACAACTCAAATATCAAGTAGAACAAGATAGTTTATTCTTTGGAGTATGAATCCTAAATAAAACATGATTTGACCATGTAACAAAGACTAATACTTGGAGAGCTATCAATCCACTTTCTTGGATACCTGATCCATTACCAACTCAGACATGACAGTTTGACTGAAAGAATTATAGATTTCATGGATTTTGTATGTTAACAAATATCCACGATGTAAAAGATAAATACGATAAAGCAGCTATCAATAGATGGTTTGCTAAACAATACAACATGGAAGATACTCTTACTAGAGAAGCATATCAGAATAAAGCAGGTACTTGACCAATAATAGTAGATGAAATAGAAGATAATTTCGCATTAGATATCTACACTCACTACACGATTATAGACTGAAAGAAATGGAAGTTTGTACTTAGTGCAGATATGACAGAGATATTCTATCAAGAGAAATTAAAGCCTGTAACAAAGGAAGAAAAGCTAGATGAAAGTCTGATTCCTCGACCTATTATGTTGAACTACTACGATCCTGTAAGATGAAATCCATTTGGAACTTCAATATGTGATAAAGTAGAAGATAAACAGAATGCTAAATCTATCTTAGCTAATCTTTCACTTATGAAAGCTAAGAGAGAAGCTACATGATGAGACTTCCTTGTAAACTCTAGACTGATAAAGAACAAGGAGGAACTACAGAAGAAGACACGAGACCAAAGATACTTATTCATAGATGAAAACGAGATAGGAACACAGCCAATACAGAATGCGATGTATGAGCTACCACAGAGTCAGATTAAAGCTGATGTATGGAACATGATGTCATGGCTAGATAACGAAGCTAAATACGATTCAAAGATAGACTCATTACAGCAATGAATAATGCCTGATAAGTCTATGACAAAAGCAGAAAGCCAACAAATCCAAGCTAATGCTAATATGCAGTTATCAGTAAAGAATACAGTAAAGCAACGATTCTATAGAGATTACTATTTCCAACGATGGAGATGATATCTAGAGAATTTCAGAGATAGCGAAGAAAAATGGGTATTGCTTAATGCTGATTTTGCATGGACAGGTAAGAGTTTATCAAGAGACCAATTTGTTACAAAGCAGATGCCTTACATAATGGTATGAGCTTCAGAAGATATCAATGCTATAAGTGAGAAAGACAAGAATAACTTAATGATGTTATATCCAATAATAACAAATGATCCTGAAATTAAACCTGTAAACAAAGCTATATTCAAGAGATTATACCTTAGAGCAGTCTGACTTAAACCTAATACTATCAATTCAATATTCGATTATACACCACAAGAGAAACTAGCAATGGATTATGTATGAATGGTAAACATGAACTACAAGCCAACTAGCTTATTCAAGAGAACAGATATCGATTATTATACTGTGCGACTATATATGCAGAAAGCAGAAGATGGAGAGCTTAAAGAAGAAATTATCCAAAAGTTACAATGATTATTACTAGAGCTTGGAGAACAACCTACGATGCAGATGTGATGAAACGAGATGGCTAATAGTGCAGCAAATATAATGATGGCACAGTCAGCTCCAAGTAAAGATGAGCTTATTACTAGAGATACAGTAAATTTAAATCCTAATCAAATGTAATGGCAGAAAAAATGATAAAGCTCGATGACTTATTAAAGTCTAGAGGATGGGAGAAAATGAAAGAGCTAATAAAACAAAGACAAATAGCTCTAGCAAATAAGATAGTCTATTGAGACTGTATGGATGTAGCAGATGAACATTTAACACCATCAGATTTATTAAGAGCTGAAATGAGATGTCTTGCATGGGTAGTTGAAAAGCTACCAACACAAATGATAGAAAATCCTGACTATAAAGCAGAAGAAGATATCGAAGAAATGGAAGACCAAGAGAGAGCAGAGATTATTGAATGAATGTTTAAACAAGAGATTTAAACAACTGAAAGGAATCAGCAGTAAAGAGAGCCTAGCTAGTGATGTTCGCATCAATCGGATTTAATCTGAAACTAGCTACCCTTAGAGGTTTAATACCTAACATATTCGCAGTTTGCAGATTTATGCACAACAAATCTGCTTTAGCTACGGTTATGATGCTTTATTACTAACCAATTATTATCATGCCTGAAGAAGAAACTTTAGACACAACTCCTATTGAGGAGTGAGAAGACTGAGAGGAGCTTGATTACAAAGCCTTGTATGAAAAGGAAAAGGAAAGAGCAGACAAACGACAGTCAAGATTTAAGAGTGCTAAGGCACAAGAGAAAGAGAAAGCTCAATACCAAATCGATGATAGCTACATCGATAAAAAGGTAAAAGAGGAGCTATTCTTTGAAAAGAACTCTACAGCTAGTGAGTTTAGA